GCCCCCGGCATGGATCGTCAAGGACATGGACCGCCGTGTCTCTCGCGGACTGTACCGTGTGGATGAGATGGATGACGTTCGAGCATTGATTGCTCAGGAGGTTGCCGACTCGCTTGGTACTGCTGTCCTCGATGCTGCCGAACGTGCGACTACCGACTTCGACCGTGCTATGCAGACGGATGATCCGCCTGAGTATGGGTATACCATGCAGGATGCAGACGGTAAGGAATTCAAGTGTGATCAGCAGGGCAACCCTGCACCGATTGCAAACACTTCTGCCGGTGTCGGTATCTAATCCGTTCCGAACAGTGCCACGCGACTTGGGACCCCTATGGGTTCCATCGCGTAGCAACCGGATCCTACTTTTCTCCGGTCAGGATTTTCGACTTCGTACCCCCGGAGTCCCATTTCAAAATTTTTTTCGGCAAAATTTTTACTCTCTCAGGATCGGCATAAAATGCACACGAAGAACTGGTACAAAGACCCCAACAACAAATACCCATTCGATCTGTTCTTCGATCCCGCAGAACCAGATACACCCATCAACAGGTACAGGGCGCACTTCCTCGTCCGGTGGAAGATCACAGAGGAATGGAGAGTCCCACAGATTCTCGTCCGGTTCACCCACTACAAGTCCGTGATCGAAGTGGTCACTGTCCACTACACTGCACGAACGGCAGAGGGACACTACCAACCGTGGTCTGCATGGGACGGATGTACTCTCACAGGAGATCCGCCGGATCACGGACGGAAGATCTGGCGTATGGTCCGTAGCAACAACTACTACCCAATATCGGCACGCACAATCGGACCGGGAATGACTACTCGGTACAAGGATCAGATGTGGAGATCAGATGCCGGAAAAAATTACGACTATATTTCAGAATAGACTCTGGAAGCATTGACAAGACCTCTTTCATAGGATACAATACACACATGGATTCAATCATTCTATCGTTCGAACTGGGTACTTTCCCTGACTCCGGCATTTATCTGAACATCGGAGATGCCGGTCACGTTGATCCGGAGCGAGAAGGAGATCTCGTCTACTTCCTCACCGATACCAACGGTGGTCCCGAAGTCATCATCTCGAAGCAGACGGCAATGCTGCTGTACGAGGATGGGTTCTATGCTCCCAACTGTACCACCATTCCGTGGTCCGATCAGATCATCTACTGCGAAGACGCATTGGCAAAGATGTACGATCGTCCGACACGCGAACCTGGCGACGATTATGTCGAAGACAACGAATCACGCATCACTGGTGGTTCCTATCGTGGACCCGAACCGACTTGGGACGATGTTTCTCGACACGACTCCAACGAGGGTTGGTGAATGAGCAGACCGAAGGCAATGGCGGTTTACCTTGGACTTGAAAGGAAGAACATGACGAACATCCAAGACGAATACGATCACGAAACATTCTCGATCCGTGCTACACGGTTCGTGGAACGAACCCGTATGGAGTATGGTGCAGACTTCTGTGACCATTACTCGAACGACATCGCGGATATCATCTTCTATGCCGTTACCAACTTCGTGTATCCGACTCACTTGGGTGATAAGGATCACAACCAACTGGCCTGGCAGTACATCGTCGATAACGTGAGGGATCTTGTCCGTGATCATTGACTTTCTGGTAAAGGCATGTCCACTGATTGCGGCGGTGCTATACGCAACAGTCGGTGTGGGATACATTGTCCGTAAGGACTACGCATGGGGTCTGGTCTGGATCTCATATTCACTGGCAAACGTGGGACTCGTTCTCGCTGCAAGTAAAGGAACTGGTTGATGCCTCGTAAAGGTAAACGATCCCGATTCTCCGTCAATGTTGGTTTGCACGCGGGAGAAATATATTCTCGCATTACCGAACAGGCATTCTGGTGGTTTATTCGTGAGCAAAATCTTGAAAGCGTTGAAACCGCAGGTAGCGGGAAACGTCATATCGTGGTGAACATTCAAAGATACCGTGATATCAAGTGCCACGGACAGATCCAAGAATGGGATCACGAGAAGACCGATTACGTTATCGATCTGAACTACGAGCAGGATCTCCGTGATTTCGTCGCAACCATCATGCACGAACTGGTCCATCTCCAACAGTACGAGACGAACGACTGGTATGATGATGGCGAACAGGAATGTGAAGCACGGCAGTACGAACTTGCCGATGAATTCTGGAAACAAGGACTTACACTCAATGCCTGACGAAACCACATACTACTGGATGTACAACGAGGACATGACCAAATTCATTCGGTTCGCGGCGACCGCTATCGGCAAGTGGGTGGATGTCCGTGAGTACAAGATCCAGTCACATCATACTCTTGAAGAGGCAGGGTGTCCGATCGAACCCGACTGGTCTGCTGATGTCGATTGCCGCATGAAATACTCGGACGCACAGGAACACTGGATGGAATTGGTCCAAAAAGGATACCGAATGATAACGGAGACCGTTGGTAGGATCGAACAAGAGGCCGGCATGGGAACGTGTTGGGTAACTTTAAACAGCACCCGAAAGGTGAAATCATGATTGCCGCACTCGCAATTTTCGCATGGATCGCATTTGTCAGTCTTACTCTTATCTTCCTCGCAGGAGCATCAACCGATGATCGCTGAAATTATTCTCTCGACTACTATCCACCTAAGTCCTTGTCACACAAGCACTTACGACGACTCAAACCTCCTCCATGCGATTATGATGGTGGAATCTGGCGGGGATCCGAACGCCGTGGGAGATAACGGGAAAGCGATCGGTCCCTACCAGATCCACCGAGTCTACTGGTTGGATGCCGTTGAATTCGACAAGAGCATCGGCGGCAAGTATTCCGATTGCACGAACAAGGCATATGCCGAGAAGGTGGTCCGAGCGTACTGGAGGAGATACGCTACGGATCGCCGGATCGGCAGACCCGTTACTGATGCCGATCGAGCAAGAATCCACAACGGAGGTCCGAACGGATTTAAAAAGGCAGCGACTCGCCCGTATTGGGATAAGGTCAAGTCACGCCTAAAAAAGATTTCGAATATCCTTTCGTGTCGGTTGACATCCTCTGAATCCGTGGTATAATATACACATGAAGACGCAAGAACAAAACCAAGTCCTACGAATCACCCGTCCATGCCGGATCACCGGCAAGAACTACACGGTGTTCACCACCCAAGAGCAGTACGATCGCTGGCAGGGTGGAGAATACATTCAGGTTGCAATGCCTGAACTGTCCTCGGAAGACCGGGAATTCCTTATCAGTGGGATGTCACCAGACGGATGGGACATCGCCATGAACAATCATCTTGAAGGAGATGCATGATGCCGTACGATGAATTTGATCTTGAAGATTTCGACATCGATGATGAACGACTCGCCGACGAATGGGCGCGTCTCGCAGAAGAATGCAGAGAAGGAATGCTCGTATGAACAAGGTACACGCTAGAATGATCCAGAAACTCGCTCACGAAAACGCCAAACTCCGTAACGAATGCGAGATGTTGGAGGAAGCGATCGAAGAGGCGAACGATGAACTCGAACGTCTCAAGGCGGCATCCGCCCGTGCGGTTGTCGGACTGATTCAATCCGCCAGCGAAGAGTTTCAGGACTCGGAAATGCCCTCGGACGTACAGGAATGGATCGTTGATTGGTTGAACTGTCTCAATCCCGGCACGGATAATCTCGCCGAACTCCTGAATGAGTCGCATGATCCATCTGCATGGACTGACGAGAAGGAAGATCAGTTGTGGGACGAGATCCACGCTAGTTTTGATGATGAAGAAGAAGACGATGCTACATACTATTCTCCGACGAATCGAATTTCTCACCTTTTTGACGAAGAAGACGAGGCCTAAGATGCAACGCAATGTACGACGCGGGAAAAACTGGAATCGTGACGACTCCGGTCGTCCTGCCCAACGTGCTGCTACTTGGTCGAAGCGTTCCAACGAACGTGATCCCAAGAAAAACCGAAGAAAATCCAAGAGGGATGTCGAAGTTCAGTGGATCGGGTAAAACCGTCCACTAAATCTTTGCTATATATTTTCTTTACCCCATGACTAATGTGTTTCTGCGTGAATTTTGTTGCAGTCGTGGGAAAATAAGGAGAAAACTCATTTTTACCCCTAAAAACACCATAAATAATATTGAGATCAACAAAAAAATCGCATACTGGAGATGGCGAGTGAAATTAAACACTCTTAAGGAAATTGCCGACGAGATGATGACGTTTGTCGTGCTAACAATCCTTATTTCAGTAGTCCTCGCCATTTCAACGCTCTTCGGATCTGGACTTTCTCTTCTTTCAGTCCTACTCCCAACAATTTTTGGATTTTCGGTGGCCTCCTTGATGGTGATCACCCTCGTACTTTGGATTATTTACAGTTATTGCTCCTATATCATGGACAAGGAATGGACAAAAAAATGAATCGTGAACACATTATCGAACAGTTACACAAAGGCGTATGCACAGTCGAATTTACGAAGGTAAACGGCGAAAATCGAACGATGCGATGTACGCTAAACGCCCAGATCGGCGATATGCCGGAAATCCCTTTAAATGAGACGGTTTCAGCACCAGTCAATCAGGATACGGTAAAGGTTTGGGACATCGACGCCGGCGGATGGCGATCTTTTCGCGTCGAAAGCGTAAGTACATTTAGCACACCAGTGCTTCTAACGGAGGGTTGAGGAATATGGCGTATAGATCGTATGCAATTGATTATTTGGGCGAAGAAGAGGGTTATGGTCTCATCGAGAGAGTCGAAGATCGTGAATATCAAACTCTAGTCACCGATCATAGTGTCTCTGCCATCCTCAAGCACGTTGCCCGGCATCTTGAGGATACCGACGATATCTATATCCCAGAATTAGTTGCAGAAGTTCTTGACATAGAGTCATCTCACAAGTATAATCAGATCATGTCAGCAATGGAAGAGGAAATGAAAGCGTCAGAACACACTCAGGGGATCCTCAACGCATTGTTTAACAGTTTGTTTAAAGACATAAGTGAGTCCACCAATCGGCCCGGTGGAGAAGTCATGGGGGCCGACGAACTCAAGGAGACACAGTTGCCTAAGCGTCCGGAACCACTACACGATCTAGAAGCAGACGTTGATCAGGAAATTCAACGTGAATACTACAAGCGTTTCCAAGAATGGAAACAACAACAACAACGCCTCGAAGAGGAGCATAACGACGATGACTGAACAACAGTTTAGAGTACCGTGGATCACTGGACTTGAAGATTCAATCCCTACCGTATATGTACACCAAATGCAGCATCCCAACAGTTGCCCCGGAGAGACTTGTTTCGGCGCATCTCTAGAGAACTTCAACATCGACGAAAAGGTTGATGGGTACACCGAAGACGAGATCATCGATCTCATTGATGTACTCCAAATGGCGTTGGAGCATATGGAAACTTCTCGCATCGACGAATCCCAGATGCGTCTCTTCCCATAAAAAATACAAAGATTTTACTTGACAGTTTTTATTTCTTGGTGTATACTTCTGTGTCGCCGAAAAGAAAAGGTATATCATGAATCAGTTTAGATTGTTTATTGACATCCCACTAGGAACAGACGAAGACAATGCAATTGCAGTCGCAAAGTCTATTGTCCAGTGGCACTTTAATGATGTTGAGGCGATGGACAAGATCCAACGTCTCACGAATGGACGAGTAGATCTATCGGAGATCAATTACCGTCTAGGACACGACGAAGATCGTCAGAAGTCCAACTACATTGACAAGACAGAGAATGGTCACGTTACGACCAAGAAGTGTCGCATTGCTATGGAGAATGCATGAAGAAGAAGGATGTTAAGCGGGCCGAGGCGATCGAACGAAACGATCACTGGGCATCAATGACGGCAGATGAGCAGATCGCCCATCTGGACAAGTGGAACTTCACTGCCACGAAGCAGCGTGCAAAGATCGCTGCCGTTCAGACTGCACCAATCAAGAAGAACAAAAAGAAGAAGTGATTATTTGCGCCGTGGGAGGAATGGTTTTCTCAGGCCGACTTATAATCGGGCAAACGTGGTTCGAATCCACGACGGCGTATTTCTTCCCCTGGTCGCACCGGGGGCATCGGATAGCGGAAATTCTAGGACCGCGAAAAGCAGGTGTCATACAGAGGGATACCGAGGTGGGAGGCGACAAAACACGCCGTCAATGCAAAACCACTTGCCCTGCCTGCCGGTGATTGAACTAACCAAGGAGATTTGTTATGGAACGTGAACCAACAATCTATGTCGCCGGGCCCATGCGTGGGTTCGAGAACTACAACTACCCTGCCTTCGACCGATGCGCCCGTGTGCTTCGGGAGCAGGGTTGGCATGTAATCAATCCAGCAGAACTGGACCGTGAGCAGGGCAAACCTACTTCGCCCTCTTACGACTTTGATCCAGACAACTGCTACGAGGACCATGAGTTTATGCGTGCCGCCTTGAAGCGGGACATGGATTCTATTTGTGATGAGTGTACGGCAATCTACATGATGTCTGGTTGGGAAAAGAGTAAAGGCGCAAACGCTGAACTCGCCCTTGCCCGGGCATTGGGCATCAAAGTCTTCTATGAGGCACCACTTCCGAAATGAATATCTTTGCAGTCAATGACAATCCTCATATTGCGGCAATCGATTTGTGCGATCAGCACATCGTCAAGATGCCTATCGAATCGGCACAGATGCTCTCGACGGCGCATCGCTGCCTCGATGGAGATCGCTTCGAGGATCGTACCAAGAACGGACGTAGATACACACGCTGGATCTTCTCAGACGAGCGTGAGAGCGTCCTGTACAAGTCTACGATGCGTGGACACCCGTGTACACAGTGGGTGATGAAGAGTCTAGAGAACTACTGCTGGTTGGCCATCCATGCTCTCGAAATGTGCGAGGAATACACACGCCGTTACGACAAGAGGCATGGATCTCAGGATGTCATCGAATACCTTCGGTTCAACTACCCCAAGAATATTCCCAATCCTGTACGGTCACCCTTTGCCCAAGCAATGCCGGACTACTGCAAGCGTTCAGATGCCGTTGATGCATACCAGACTTTCTACATCGAAGAAAAGGCACGGTTTGCCCGATGGTCTAAGACCCCAATGCCTAACTGGTTCGAAAAAAAACTTTAGGCATGTGCTAAAAAAGCATCCCAAAGGGTTGACAAGCACTCAGGATATGTTATAATATACGCATGACAGAAACGAACGACAACTACCAAGGAATGAGACGATGGAAAAACACTACTAGGACAGACCTTATTATGACTAATATTATAAGGACAGATCGGAGAGACGATCAAGGTTCAGTAGAGTTCAGGGGACTACTCGCTGGAACGAGATGAAACCCTAGCGTAACCGGAAGTCGCTACCCGGACCATCGCCTCCATAACTCAGTTGGTAGAGTAACGGACTTTTAATCCGTGAGTCGCAGGTTCGAGTCCTGCTGGGGGTATTAACAATAAGGTGAATCGGATTCCCGATGGTTTGATTCCACCTCTTTCAAGTAAACATCGGAACACCAAGGAGTTTCTCATAATGAGCAACATCAGCAACAAGCGTCGTATCATGGACTTCCTCGCAAACGGTAACACCCTTACCTCCGCCGAAGCGTCCTCACGTTTCAACTGCGGTAACTTCCGCGCCACCATCAGCGACATCAAGTCGCAGGTTGAGCAGTACGGTAACTGGCGTATCGTTACGTCGGAAACCAGCACCGGCAAGACCCGGTATGGTATGAAGCGAGTCGTCCTCGTCGATCCCACGTTCGATAGCGTGGAACTCGAAGAGATGTCGATGGCCTGATAAAGAAACTCGGAGAGGCCTCGGATTCGTTCGTGTAAGACCTTTCCATTTCTTTTTTGCGTCCGTGACCCAATTGGCAGAGGTGCATGGTTTAGGTCCATGTTGTTACAGGTTCGAATCCTGTCGGACGTATTTGGGTGGATGGCAGAGTGGTTGATCGCGGTGGTCTTGAAAACCGCTGAACCGTGTGAACGGTTCCGGGGGTTCGAATCCCTCTCCACCCGTTCGGGGCGATTAACTCAGTGGCTAGAGTGCTTCCTTTACACGGAAGAAGTCGAAGGTTCAAATCCTTCATCGCTCATTCGACTATATAGAAAATCAAGAAAACATTCTTGACAAACACAACATCGTAGTTTATAATAATCAAGTCATAAGGAGATTAGACATGGCGAAGACTACTGAAATGTGCTGCAAAGAGCAGCAAACTGAATGCCCCGTAACGGGGTGCGGTCGGGACTTCCTGACCAGGGCGCTTAATCGTGTCCACGTTTCGAGATCACTTCTCGTTACTCTTGCACTCGTCCCATTCGCTTGGGATGGTGTCCTCTGGTTCCGCGATGCGTTCCAGTGGGTTTGGGATTCCGTTTCTGCCTGGCAGGGATGAACCCAAAGACAATTGAATAAATTTGTAGGAGACTGATCCTCTCCTACAGGGACTCGCATAACAATCCTCTACGAATGGGGATAGTGCAAACTCCAAATGGTTTAGCGACCTGTCCGTATGATGCAGAAATGCTTGTATGAGATGATCCTTAGCGGGATGCATGGAGTGGTGGAAGCAGATTACTACAGCATTGTACGTTCGTGCTGCTTCCTTCAGGTATACAATAACCCTGAGTCCCATAGACTTGGAGAGATGGCCGGGTGTCGATAAAAGGGCCCCGGTCATCTTTCTTTTTTTGCCCCGTGGTGTAACGGTAGCACCGCAGTTTTTGGTACTGTTAGTCATAGTTCGAATCTATGCGGGGCAGTTTAGGAGGTGTTATATGGCACATAGAGAATGGACCGAAAGAAAATTCTGGGATGGTACACACGCAATATTTTTGAAGAATTTCTCAGGTATGTCATGCTATGATCTTGACTCTGATGAACTTGGTGGTATAATAGAGAGGAAGATCGCAGAGTGCGATCGAGAGAAAACCGTATGGTTGGAACTATTAGACAAGCGTGAGGCATTTCTAGATGGCAAAAAGAGTGATTGATCGATTTGATCTTGAGGCAGAACGAGAAGGCGGAGCAATCCGGCAACACGGCGGTATTCCCAAGATGCGTCTTGGTAAGGGTATCGCCAAACAGCGTAACATGCACAAGCGTGGTAGTGAGATTCTGACTACGCGAATCGTCAAGCGAGAAGGATGGTTGCAATGAGAGCATTTAGCACACTAGAACTTCTGGTCGTAGTTGCAATGATTTCTCTTTTGGTTTCAATGACTTTCTTCTTTCGATGGGATGATACCAAGAAGGAACTCGAAGATAGTCAAGAGATCCAAAATGCAACCACTGAGTTGTGGTTGATTCGTATCGACGATCCCACACAACCAGTTTTCTGGGTGTGGGAAGATGAAAATGGCGTTATGTGGATGTTGTCTCGAAGTGATAATTCTGTGAGGAGAGTTGGTCCGTGAATTGTTCTGATTGTGGAAACGTAATCCCTGAGGCACGAATCGAAGCAGTTCCTGACACCGAGTATTGTGTGAACTGTGCCGACAACCACACGGAGCGTGTTGTGGGACGCATGATATATAATCATAAGACCGCCGGTGAAGTGATCTTTGCAAGGGGCAAGGAAAACATTCGACGATTGAACCGTGAATATGCGAGGGCGCGATAATGTTCGAACAACAATACGCAACAACTATGCTCATTCTCATGACTATCATGAATGCACTTCTTGGCATCCTGATGATCACTGAGATGATTTCAGTTCCTTTGGGAATGAGTCTTGCATTCCTTGGAATGTTTGGTATGATATGGAAGACGAAACGGGATCTCATGGGTAATGTAAAACTCTGGGAAAACGCATACAAGAGACACAACAATGAGGAAAACGCATACAAGAGACACAACAATGACAAGTGACGATATAGAATATAACTGCTATATTACTGGTGAAGTGATTCCAGAGAATGCTGATGCTCGGTTTACTTACGAGTTCGATGCGTGGGTATCAAAAGAAGGTCAGAAGTTGATCGACGAATGGGTCGAGTCTGGAATGCAGACAGAGAACGTCGAATTCGATCTCATCTATGCTGAGTGGTATGCACAAGACGAAGCAGACGCAGCACGATGGGATGAAGCAATGGGTATTGATGATCGGGACGAAGACAACTATTGAGTTACACGCCACCTTGGCTCAGTTGGTAGAGCGCCTGATTTGTAATCTGGAAGTCGTCGGTTCGAGTCCGACAGGTGGCTTTAGGAGATTTGAAAATGAGTGAAGTAGAAAACAAGAACAGAGACAATAGAGAATCATCGTCGTACTTTCATACGACCATCAGTTACGATGGAAACGATTTTACTGATATTCTTTTGACTGGTAAAGAACTACAAAGAGCAATTGATAGAGCAGAACGAAACCCAGAAGACGTTCCGCAAGTTAACTTTATTGCCAAGTTCTGGAGATGGTTGAAGCATGGATGGTAGGAGACACAGTGCAGGCAAAGGTGATAAGTATCGCAAAGTAGATGCGGAAAAGTATCGAGAGAATTACGAAAAGATCTTCGGTAAAAAGAAGAAGAAGAAAACCCTTAAAGGCAAGGATAAAAAATGAGTGTAAAAATTGTACGACTGGTAAGTGGCGAAGAACTGATTTGTAAGTATGAAGGGTTCAAGGAGAAGGCGAAACTGAGTAAGGTCGCCATCTTGATTCCAACGGGACAGGGTAAGATTGCCCTTGCTCCGTGGGTTCCATATGCCGTAGAGAAAGCAGTCTTCGAGGTATCGGAGAGGCATATTATGTTCACTATCGATGCACATAACGAACTGCTGAACGAGTATAACAGCGTCTTCGGTAGCGGACTCTTCGTCCCACCGTCTGCTGCTTCTGCTCCCCTAGTGACTCCCTCCGGAGCGCCTGCGAACGGACCAGCAGGAGCAGGACTGCATCTTGCAGACTGATCTCTTGCCCTCGTAGCATAACGGATAATGCAACGGACTTCTAATCCGTAGACTACAGGTTCGAATCCTGTCGAGGGTGTTCAAAGGCGGTCGTGGCGGAATCGGCAGACGCATCGGACTTAAAATCCGACGAGGGTTAACCTCATGTGGGTTCGAGTCCCACCGACCGTATTGTTTCCCCGGTAGTTCAGTTGGTAGAACGGGTGGCTGTTAACCACTATGTCGTAGGTTCGAGTCCTACTCGGGGAGTTGATCAGAGTGTAGCACAGTTTGGTAGTGCGTTGCGTTTGGGACGCAAAGGTCGCAGGTTCGAATCCTGTCACTCTGACTTTGGGCCTGTAACTCAATTGGGAGAGTATTTCGTTTGCATCGAAAAGGTTGCTGGTTCGAGTCCAGTCAGGTCCACTAAAAAAATATGGTTTTGAGTTTCTAATCGCCCTAAATAAAAGTGGCGAACGGGCAGAAATGTCAATTACGACATTTATTGCGTAAAAAGGAATTTCGCTACCTTAAGACCGTCGTCAGGAAACCCCTCGAAAGAGGGGTTTTCAATTACGTCTGGTTCTGTAGTAGATCTTCAATCTAGGCGCATCGGCGAGATTCGTAAACTGCAATCCACCGCTGTGATCAACGTGCTGTTCGCTCACCACAGTCTCCTTGACGGTCGCTACGACGTTCCCGTTCCTTCTTTTGATAGAAGTGGGGGTGAATATCGTTAAACCGTTAGAACCGGAACTGTCTCCCTGATACGAGACTACAAACGGTTCGAATGTATTGAATTTGGGTAGGGGATCGCCGTTAGAAGATGAAATCAATTCGATTTCGTTTACCGTTGTGGTCTTATTCATCTTGATTGAGATGCCCGTATATGTTCCGGGTGTGAATCCGGCGATAGGATTGTTCTGGAACTGAATGTAATCCTTATTATATCCTTCAACTGTGAGTGTAGTATTTCCAATATCAACTTTGGTTGTTGCGTTGATACTCACTGATCCTGATTGAAAGGTTACAGTGTCTCCCGCTGAAACAGAACCAAAGAAATCGTTGAATGATTTGGTTGGCATACCGGCAGTTGGACGCATGATGTATGCACCAGTTGAGTCTGGTGTTGAACCTGCACTATCACTGGTGTAAAGATCTACATGCATTGTTCCTGTCACTTGATTTCTAGTTGTGTTGAATGTGCCTTTATACACAGTATCATCATCGCTAGAATTAAATGAGTAGAAACTTATATACTGATCTTGAGGACCAACCTCTGCGTTTGGTTTCGCTTCGTTTCTTCTCTTATCCCCATGAGATCCCTTTATCAAGAGAGGTAAATATTTTCTTTGGTCTGATATGGCGTTTTCGACTAGAGGTGTAACATCAAAAACCAACATCTGATCTGGTTGTATATTTCTTGGAATAAGTTTGGATATTTTTACTTCATCCCCTGTTGTAGTCTTTTCGATTCTACCTCCACCAGAAGTAAAGGTAATACTTCTAGTGTCAACTGTATTGTTTTCTGTTTCGCTTGCCGTAGAATCTTGTACTAAGTTTCCATTTACCCTCAATTCATTTTTTGTTGTTTCCACGGTATCACTTGTGGATGTGGGTATCGGATCACCATCAGGGACATCTACACGCATTACTGTTTCGTTCGATTCGATGTCTAAGTTAGGAGAAGTTGTCAAGAGTGATCGTGTATTTCTCAGATCAGTGTCACTTCTACATGGTTTGTAGATGGTGTTTCCATCTCTCTCTATTGTATGAAATCCAATACAACCAATCTCTAACGCTCGTCGTCTTGCTTCGTTTTCGGTTGCATATTCGTTGAAGTTATATCGGAAATATGATTTTCCTGTATAGTTTCCGTGATATTGTTTACCTGTGGTGGTCAATCCATTTGGCATGTAATAGACGGTTCCATTGAACGTGTGTTCATGATATCCAATCATTCCCTTTGCTTTTTCTGCGTCGGTTCTTGCTTCCTTTGGAGTGGGACTTCTTTTTATTGCACCTTGTTTAGTCAAGTAGAGTGGGTAGTACCCATTAATTTCAAACGCTGTATCATCGTTTTTGTCTAGACTATACCCAACACCAATTTGCGGTGTTAATCCATTACTTGTCCACTTGGTAGATCCATCAATTGTAGACCATGTTACATCAGAACCGATAGATACACCACCAAATGAATCTATATGACATATATCGATATTATATCCTGGCCATACCGGAGATACATCTTTTACTTTTAAAAATAAGACTGCTTGTACCACAGTATCCTTTGATCCTATTCCGCTGGTTGCGTGTTTTAGATCAAACTGAACCACTCCACGAACTGGAGTTTCTTTGTCTGCGGTAAATGGCGCGTAGATGTTTTCTTCTACGTTAGTCCGGTTGTTCTGTAGGGCAACAAATATTTGACCGGGATCTGTTGGGGACAAACCATTTGCAATTGAAGATGCGAGTGATTCATTGTACAGATTGGATATGGTTCGATCCAATACACCAGTAGTGTATGGACTTTGAGTTTTTCTACGAGAGGAACTTCTCACGAATTACCCTCCAATATAGCAACCGCTTGCTCCGGGACACGATGATACCCACAGGTTATTCAGGTTATTCGTTTCAATGAATACCTCTTCACGGGAATGGAGTTCATAACCCCCGATCGGCGATGGTCCATCTACAGATCCTTCACTAAATCCGATGTGGATGATACCTGTTCCAGATGTGTTCTTGATGTTTACACCCTTAGTTAGAAGATGTGCGGGAAGGTTCACAGCATTCTCTTGATTACCCGTACCAATGTCAGGAAGCACTCCAGCAGTATTACCGAAAGTTTGATCGTCGACCGCGGCGTCTGGTAACTTAATACCGTTAACGTCTACTCTAAGTATTGATTGATTTACATCATTGACTGTTTGATTATTAAAGTCTGCTTCGTCAAGTCCCGTTATGAGCGATCTCAGATCAGTGACAAAATTACCAGTGTTGTTACTAATATTGGTCGAGGCGCCCACGAGGGGCACAACGAGACCAGTGAGAGTAGTGACCCCGCTCTCGATCCCGGCGGCCTTATCAAATACCGACACTCCGGGATCCGACGGATCGAAATCATTGGGGATCGCGGCGTTTGTATACAACGCTCTCAGGATGTCATTTGTGAATCCACCCATGTGATCAACGAGGGACTTGTCTTCTGTCTGGACTGCTGTTCCAGGTCCACTGAAACCAGTCACCATGATCGATGAACCATAAGTTCCACCGGCGGTTAGTCCGAAGGAGTTGTGTAGTCCACCAGTCAATCCGAAGAAGTGTGTATTCACATTGAGTGCGGTTCCATCGTGGAATGTCGCACCGGCAGGAACTAGGGTATCACCAGAAAGACCAACTGCGAGTCGAGTGTCTTCCTTGTTCTCGACTTTAATATCGGAGATGTTAACCTCAGTTCCCGTAACTGTGAGATTCACTCCATCGATAACCGAAACCTTGATTCCATCACCAGACATACCCACCGAAACTGGTGTCTGACTACCACCTGATCTACCGTAAAGTAGAACTGGAAGACCACCACTTACTGTGATCCCATCACCACCAAGTGGTCCTGGTCCCACATCGAGAGAGGATCCCATTCCTGTGACACCACCGAAGACGGATACATTACCAGTGACATTTCCAACTGTGATTCCTTCCTCATGGTGTACTTTGATTCCTTCACCGAACATTCCCACTGCACCGGCGGTTCCGCCTGAGTTACCGTATAGGAATACAGGAAGACCATTTGTGTTGCCCGGTGCGTTTGCGATGCTCGCAGGTCCTCCTGCAAATCCACCAGTTCCGAATCCGGTCACACCACCGACTACGGCAGCACTATCGATTGAACCTCCAGAGAGAGTAAATCCTACACCTTGAACTTGAACCACATTATCAACTGCAAGAGTTCCGCCAGCGATTGTTACACCCATACCGGCATGTTGAACTGTTACAGTTGGAGTGAAGGTTCCGATAGTTACGTTTGGTAGAGATGCTACCTTGACATCCAGAGGACCGTCTGCACCAGTCACTGATAGTGCGACTGAGTTATGAACTTTCATATCACCCGCAACTAGAAGTGCTTGTTCTCCAGCGGCACCTGCTACTGTTTGTGTAATACCCAAACCAACTGCGGTATTTCCTGATGCACCATACAACAGAACCGGAGTTGCCATCGTATTTCCTGTAACATCACCATCCGAAAGGTTTAGATTTTTGTTTCCTGTAGTAGCGATTCCACCACCGTGGGTGTATCCTACCGCCTTAGGAACATCAACACTAATGTCACCAACGGAAGCACTGATGCTACCTTGAATTTCTGTGAGCAATGCACCACCACCAGTTACGGCGAGTGCGACTGCGGTCGTAGTAACTCCGTGACCTCCTGACATTCCGTATAGAAGAACTGGAGTACCAACCGTAGTACCGTCCTGAGAACCGAGATTCAATCTTCCTGTTACATCAAAGTCGGATGCTTTCGGTGCGGATCCATCAATGGTTATGTCACCAATATCAGCACTGATGGTTTGTCCAAGTGATACCTTAAGTGTATCTCCAGACATACCAATTCCTGCTGCGGTTCCTCCTGAATTACCATAGAGTAATACAGGGACACCGCCTTCAGGTGAAGTAGTTAGTTGTGCATGACCATATCCAGTTACTCCACCTCTTATGGCAAGAGTTCCACCATCAAGAGAGAATCCTGCTCCCGGAGAAACTGTAACGGTTCCTGCAACGGTGACTTGATCGGTGGAAGTTAGTGGTCTAATGTGTAGATTGGTAGCGGTGATTCCTACTGGGAAGGCACCAGAAATACCCTGAACGGAAACCGAATCATAGTCTCCTCCGTGGGAGAAAATGCTTGTGAGTGTGTTTCCTGTGGTTGCTCCAAAGAGAGTACGGATTTGGAAGTTATCACCACAGACGCCCATTGGCGTTCCGCCAGTTTTACCTTCCACTCGCACGACACCAAGAGTCTGTGCGTTGATATCAACTGGAACATTCCCGGATCCAGAAGTACCTCGAAGGTTTACATTGAGTACAGAAAGACCGGCCGTTAACGTCTCTGCCGAGAGGGCGGTTCCATTATCCTGAAATAGTTTGGTTGGGAGAGGTTTAGAGTTCGGCGTGGAACCATCTCCAACAAGAGTAACTGATCCACCCTGTCCAAATCCTTGCTTAAAGATTTGATAGTGTTTGCCGTTCGGATCATCTGTCGGTATAAAATCTGTTGCTATTTCGGCACCTTGTGTAGAACCACCTGTACCGGCACCTACGATAATGTTGTCATCTTGGTCAAGACTCATTGCTTGTACTCTCCATTTTGGGAATAATATTCTCTAATATATATGAAAGAAGACTATTGACTTTCTCTGATAACCGTGTATAATTTACACGAAAGGACATTTACTATGATAGAAGAAAAACTACAGACCGTATTCACTACGGATGTTGAAGACCGAATTCGCAATGGGCATACATGCATTGATGCCGTTGTAGATCTTTGTGAAGAGCATAACATTGAACCTGCCGTTGCCGCGAAGTATCTCTCCAAACCATTGGTTGAGAAACTCCAAGGAGAAGGACAGGACCTAAACATGCTCCCGAGACAAACAAAATTACCGTTTTTCACTTGACATTCACTCCACATAGTCTATACTATATAGAGTAATAAGTCGTACACAACGTACATATCGCACACACCAAATACAGGAGAATCATCATGGGTTTTAGCGATCTTAAGAAGAAGTCCCGCGACATCGGCGCACTGACTGCCGCAGCGGACAAGATTAACAAGAAGTCAGAGAGTTACAAGGACGATCGTTTCTGGCGTCCCGAACTGGACAAGTCTAGCAACGGGTTTGCCGTTGTTCGTTTCCTTCCCCCAGTGGACGGAGAAGACATTCCGTGGGCGCGTCTGTTCACTCACGGTTTCCAAGGCCCCGGTGGTTGGTACATCGAGAACTCTCGAACCACTATCGGCGACAAGGATCCAGTCTCGGAGATGAACTCCGAACTCTGGAACAGTGGTCTTGAGAGTGACAAGGATATTGCTCGTCAGCGTAAGCGACGACTGTCCTACATCTCAAACATTCTGGTCGTTAGCGATCCTGCTAACCCACAGAATGAAGGTAAGGTTTTCCTGTACAAGTATGGGAAGAAGATCTTTGACAAGATCAACGAAGCAATGCAACCGGAGTTTGAGGATGAAGAACCAATCAATCCTTTCGACTTCTGGAAGGGTGCGAACTTTAAGTTGAAGGTTCGTAAGGTTGCTGGATTTATCAACTATGATAAGTCCGAGTTTGATGGAGTCTCTGCCGTCCATGACGGTGAAGACGACGCACTTGAGACGCTGTGGAAGCAGCAGTATGCTCTCAAGGAGTTCACTGATGCATCTAACTTCAAGTCATATGATGAACTGAAGAAGAAGTTGGATCATGTTCTCAACACTACGAAGTCAACTGCTACGGCAGAAGATTTCAAGGGAACTTTCTCGGAGACCGACAGTTCTACATCATCTGG